CAGAGAGTAACAACTCACCATCACCATCTCTGATAGCGACCAGGGGTAAATCCTTGGACGCAAGAATGGAGGCAAGCCTTCGGGTACGCAGAGAATATCGTGTTAACCACGGTATCGCCGCGCCCCCGAGTTTCCTTGGTGCCGCAGCGTCAATCCCGGACAAATAAATGTCACGGACGAGGTTTGGCCGGATAATTCCGATCAAACGCCGAGAACGCTGGAGGATTAAGGAAGAATCGACTAATGATTCAGTCGCCGACTGAATCGAAGGGCCGATTGAATGCCAACACACCGAGTGCGAGTCACTCAGACGGAACAACTTTGCCGGTATAACCGAAAAAGGAATGACGTCTGAAATGAATCGTACTCGAATCAGAGAATGGGGCCTTCCTAGAGGGGGGAAAGGATCTAAAACTGTCCGATCTGAGAATGATAACATAAATGCCCTCTCAGCAAAGACCCCCGAGTCCGAAGAGATAAATGACTTCTTGCGGTTCACGTGGAATCCCACTGAACTACAAGAGGAAACATATCTCTCGATCTCGGGCTTTGTTAAGATCGCAATTATGTCATCACCGCAGACTCTAATCCTCTTGAGCGATTCAGCAGAGGTCATCCTGCTCGAAGCGCAAAAGAAGTTTAGAAGACAGAGACAGAACCATGACAAAGGACCACCCATCAAGATGCCCCTACGGTTAACCCATGGTGACGAACCATCGGTAAACTCATGAGGGCCGAGAAGACCCGGTATACGTTCAACTAAGTGGGGCGGAACACCCCACTCAGTGAATATCGTAACACAGAGTCTTGTCGCGGCATCTTGATGGAGGTAATCTGTGGCATTGGTGAGGTCACCAGACCAAACCAAAGCCATAGGGCGACCTATTGTCACCTCCCTGATCGCGCCCAGCATGTCACCACGGAGAACCGTGGTGACTGCGGGGAACCTCTCCAAAGCGCCAAACGCCATCATGCGGAGATATTGCGCAAGCGCAATCTCTCGCATGGGGTGGGAACTCACAATCCTGGCCTTACAACCAGGTTCGCGAATAACCACCCGGCGGCAGGAGTGAACGACATCCTTATCGTAATTGCAGAGAGATGCCAATTTCTCAGCATCACGATAAAGAGAGTCAGCCACTACTGCAGCCATCTCTTGTGGAGCGGGGCCGACAAGTGTTGCACGTATGATACCACTGACAGAATCTAAAGGCTTACGCCTTAAAGATTCGTCAGAGACACCAACGGCATCAAATTCGGCCTCCCACTTCGCAAGAGCACCCAACTGACCACCCTGAGACCTAGAGGCCTCGAGACAAGAACGTGGCATAAGCCACGGTCGTGCAAGAGGCTCAGAAGGTCTATACTTTCGAGCAAACCAACGGCCAAAACCGGTGATTTGACGAAGGATATCAGGATCAGTTTGGGGGGCGCCCTCAGGACATTCTAGAGAGGAGCGGTGTTCGGCCAAGGTGTTCCGCACCTGGCCGTCCAACGCAGGTGGCAAAGCCCTACCAAGGGTTGCAACCTGCGCAAGCACATGTCTATGTAAGGGGAAGCCGAGTCTCACCAGGAGTCGTCTGTAAGAACGAACTCCTGATGAGCCGAGTGAACAGGATCTCGCATAAAGGGAGATTCCTTTCACCTCAGCAACAAGACTCAGCCACCCACGTGTTGCCCAGAGGGTGAGGACCCAATGGACGATATCCCATAGACGCTTGGCTACCGCCGACGACATCTTTCCCTCTAGCGCTCCAGTCAATGAAGCAATTGACAGGAAAGAGACAATAGTCTCTAACACTGCCCGTTGCTCCAGAAAAGGAACGCTAGAAATCTTCTTTCTGACAACTTGGTTTCCGTCCGAGCATAATGCTAGGAGATAACTCCTAACATCATGCCTAGTTGGACTAACTCGTAACAGAGTAAGGAAGCCACGGAGTGACTGCCTAAGCCCGTTGCCAGCCTTTCGGCCTGCTTTAGACTGAGTTTTTCGGTT